ACTGCATGTGATTTTGTCTGTGAGAAGTTTGACATCAACCTCACAGATTCTCTGGTTGATGACATCTCCGAAGTGTTCTTTGAGCACGAAGATGTTGCTTTCCGTTTAGGTCTTAATTGACATAAACTGTTTGTCCTGGTGAATGACATTAAAAGCACCAACAGTTCCTTACACTTTCCTTCTTCATTATGACCCGTTCTGTTCTTCTTGGTATGCTCCGTCAAGGTAACACTGGCACCGAAATCCTTGAGATTCTTGATGCTATCGTCACCGACCTGGATAACACTCAGGAGGAAGAAATTCAGTTCTAATGTGACACAAACCGTGGGGGCACTAAGTATCACTTAACCCCCACACCTATTCATAACATCACTAGATAGATGTTTTGTTAATTAGAATCAACAATTAATCACGATTAATTCTTATTAGTTTATTCGTGTAATCGCAGTTTATTCGTATTCTTATTCGGCAGTTATTTTAATTGTTGGTTAATTGTTGATGGTGGGCGTTGCGTATATAAAAATGCCTCACTACCCTAACCTACAGAGGTGACAAATCGACCGATCAATATCATGTATATAAAAAATTTCCGGAAGTACAAGCAACCATACTGGACCTTTTGGAGGGTTGTTTTTGCTGGGTGGTTAATTCGGTATCCAAAGATAGTATTTGTGCCCCTTGGATTTTTATTAGTGATGATATATAATGCGGTGGTAAAATAAAAAATGTAAAAAAAATCCGGAGGAAATTTTTATGCCCCCCAGAGAAAAAATATTTCATATCTATGCAAAGGATAGATGTATATTTCATTCATTAAAAGAGGATGAATTTCAAAGAACATGGAATCAACTCAACAGTATGGTTGGTCTAATGAAGACTGATTATGTTGCTGAGGATTTGTCGTATGAGGAAGTATTTCCATTAATGGAAGATCAAAGAGGACCTATGGGTGGTCCATCATATTGACAAGGGATATATAAACTGTTAAACTTGAACTGAAGTTACTTCAATCTTATGGCAAAAGGATTTACTGTAAAAGCTGCAACACCAAAACCGAAAGAACAGGAGTGGGATATTGCAGCAATTAAAGAACGTATGCGAGGTAAGACAATTGTATTCTGCTTACCTGGTCGTGGTTGTTCATATATTTTTCTGAAAAATTTTGTACAACTTTGTTTTGATATGGTACAAAATGGAATGAGTATTCAGATTAGTCAAGATTACTCATCAATGGTAAACTTTGCACGTTGTAAGTGTCTTGGTGCAAATGTTTTGAGAGGACCGAATCAAATTCCTTGGGATGGGAAACTTGAATATGATTATCAACTTTGGATTGATAATGATATTGTATTTGATACAAACAAGTTCTGGCAACTTTGTGATATGGCTATCTCTGAAGATGGTACAGAAAAGGAGATTGTCTCAGGTTGGTACGCAACAGAGGATGGACACACAACTTCTGTCGCACACTGGTTAGAGGAAGATGATTTCCGTAAGAATGGCGGAGTGATGAATCACGAAACTGTCGATTCAATTACGAAACGCAAAAAACCATTTACTGTTGATTACACAGGGTTTGGTTGGGTATTGATTAAGAAAGGTGTATTTGAAAATCTCGAATATCCTTGGTTTGCTCCTAAGATGCAAGTCTTTGAATCTGGTAATGTTCAGGACATGTGCGGTGAGGATGTCTCATTCTGTCTTGATGCAAAAGAGAAAGGATTTGAAATCTGGTGCGATCCTCGGGTTCGTGTTGGACATGAAAAAACTCGTATTATTTGATGGAGGTTTATTATGGCAATGATGAAAGGGGGTTCTTATAATCCCGGAAAACCGAAGAAGACTCGGCAAGGAAACTCGCAAAATACGCTTCTCTCGGCTTCTTCTCGTAATGGGAGAAAGAAAAAGTATCGTGGTCAGGGTAAATAGTAGAAGTTCTATAAAACTTCTTATATGTCTTGTTTAATTGCGAACTTACCTTCACAAGAAGTATGGGTTAGAAAAGAATATCTCACAGATCATCAAAGTGGTCATGGTGAATTTGTAAAGGGCGTTTGGGTGTCGATTAAATCGATACCTGGACGTGCTTTTTATTTTGAAACATATTTACCAGAATATGCTGCAATGTATGATAAGTTACCTATCAGTGCATTTGTATCCCGACCAGAAAAACCAGATCCTGATATGACATTACATAATTTACAGTTCTGGAATTGTATGGATTATGGTGTTGTAACCGTTCAAAAACAATTCATCGGTTCAATGAACTTTGAGTGCTACACCCGTGATTATGGGGCACAGAGAGGCACCTACGTGTGTACTGTGGACAATTACCATCAAGACCCAGATACAATTGATTATGCAACAAGTGAGAATCCATCAGAACATAAGTCACATAATCTAATTGAATTATATAATGGTCAGTTTGCATTATATCCAAATAATCGATTACGCATTTATGATAATAGTTTGACTCCATCAGAACCGAAAAAACCAGACTTTAAAGTTTCAACTCAGTATTATCAAGTTGAGAATGGTTATGATCTAATGGGTCTTGGAAATGAAGATGAATATTTCTGGAAAACTGCTAAAGAGAGGGAATAAATAAGATAGAATTATAATTTTTCATGCCTTTAGAGCGGGTAAATCAGGGTTTTAAAGATGTCAGTATGACTTTTCAGAGAAATCCTCTGACTGATGACCTGATCGTACTTAAAAATACGAATGCCATTGCTCGTTCAATTCGTAATATTGTTTTTACTATTCCTGGTGAGAAGTTTTTTAATCAAGATTTTGGTTCAAATATAACAAATTCTCTTTTTGAAACAATTGATGATCTTTCTGCGATTACAATTAGAGATGAAATACGTCAATCAATCAGATCTTATGAACCAAGAGTGAATTTAATTTCAGTGAATGTATATCCAGATTATGATAACAATGCTTTTGATGTCACTATCGTATATGAAATCATTGGAGCTGACGTTCCTGCACAAGAATTACAGTTTGTTTTGCAACCAACTAGGTAAAAATGCCATTAGTAAACTTTTCTAACCTAGATTTTAATCAGGTTAAACAATCTCTGAGAGATTATTTACAAGCGAACTCGAATTTTACTGATTATGACTTTGAAGGATCTAATCTTTCGACGATTCTTGATGTATTGGCATACAATACCTACATTACTTCATATAATGCAAATATGGTTGCAAATGAAGTTTTCATTGATAGTGCTACATTAAGAGAAAATGTTGTATCTTTAGCAAAAAATATTGGATATTTACCTCGTTCAAGAAAATCAGCATCAGCAACTATAAGTTTTTTCATTGATACAACGAATGTAAATCCAACACCAGCGACAATCACTCTTAAAAAAGGTCCTGTTGCGGCAACATCCGTCAATTTTGGTGGGCAATCCTTAATTTTTTCAATTGTAGATGATATTACCGTTCCAGTTTTTAATGGAATTGCTTCATTTGATAATATTGTAGTCTATGAGGGAGTACTTTTAACTTCAAACTACACTTTTACGACAAGAAATCCGAATCAAAAATTTATTTTACCAAATTCTGGTGTTGATACTGATTTAATCTCAGTTAATGTCAAAAATAATCAACAGTCAACATCTAAAGTTAAGTATAGTTTACAACAAAATCTACTTGATATTGATTCAAATTCAAAAGTTTTTTATCTACAAGAGATTGAAGGGGAAAGATATGAGGTTTTCTTTGGTGATGGCGTATTTGGAAAGGCATTAGAAGAAGGAAATTTTATTACTATTGACTATATCACCTCAAATGGAGACACTGCAAATGGTGCAAGTCAATTTACATTCTCTGGAAAACTAAATTATGTAAAAAATGGAGTTGAATATACAGTAACTTCTGGAATTTCTCTGGTTACAACAATTTCTCCAGCAACAGGAGGAGAAAATATTGAATCTATTGACTCGATTCGTAAGTTTGCTCCTCAAGTTTATGCAACACAAAATAGAGCTGTGACTCCAAATGACTATGAAGTTCTAATACCAAATAAAATATATCCACAAACAGAATCTATTTCAGTTTTTGGTGGAGAGGAGTTAGTTCCACCTCAGTATGGAAAGGTTTTTATTAGTATTAAACCAAGAACAGGAGATTTTCTTTCTAATCTGGCAAAAGAAAATATTAAATTAAAACTTAAAAAGTATGCTGTTGCTGGAATTGTTCCAGAAATTCTTGACTTAAAATATTTGTATATTGAAGCAGATTCAAAAATTTATTATAATTCCAATCTTGCCCCATCATCAGCATTCGTTTCTTCTCTGGTTCAAAATAATGCAAATAAGTATTCCGAATCAACAGAAATGAATAAGTATGGTGCAAGATTTAAGTACAGTAAGTTTTTGAAGATTATTGACGATAGTCATGAGTCAATCACCTCAAATATTACAACAATCAATATGAGAAGAGATTTGAAAGTTGTATTGAATACTTTTGCAGAATATTCTATTGGATTTGGTAATGAGTTTTATGTTAAGTTCTTGGATGGTTACAATATCAAAACCTCTGCATTTAGAATTAGTGGTATTCAACAGGATGTTTATTTGTCCGATTTACCAAATACAAATAGAACAACAGGATCCCTATTTTTGTTCTCTCTTCCATCAGAAAACTCACAAAGCCCAACGATTGTTAGACGAAATGTTGGAACTGTTGATTATGTGAAAGGAATTGTAACATTGAATCCTATCAATGTTTTATCTGGAAAAATTAAAGATGGTCAGACAATTATTGAGATATCAACAACACCTAAATCAAATGATGTTATTGGATTACAGGACTTGTATTTGCAACTAGATATTAATAACAGTAATTTTGAAACTATCGTAGATGAGATTTCTTCTGGACTCGATCCCTCCGCATCAAACTACTTGGTGTCTTCAAGTTATCCAAATGGCAATTTGGTTCGTTCTGGAGGTCGTTCCAGTGTTCCAACAACAGGAGCATCAACAACTAATCAAACTATATCTAGTGTAACAACGACCACAGGTTCTGGTTCATCTGGTTCATCCTACTAAGATTGTAAAATAATAAAATGTCAGAAAAAAGAGTTCAATTCAATAACATCGTTCAAAGTCAACTTCCTGCTTATGTCAGAGATGATTTTCCTCTGATATCTGAATTTTTGAAGCAGTATTATATTGCACAAGAATATCAAGGTGCTCCTATTGATTTGATTCAAAATATTGATAGGTATGTTAAACTTGATGAAACGACAAATTTAACTTCTTCTGTAATCTTAGGTTCTAATGTTGATTTTGAAGATACGACGATAACCATTGATGCAACAAAATCTCCAACAGGAACGAACGGATTTCCAGATTCTTATGGTTTATTGAAAATTGACAATGAGGTTATTACATACACAGGAAAGACTGATTTTTCTTTTACTGGATGTATTAGAGGATTTAGTGGAATTACCTCGTATAAAAATGAAAATGATCCTGAGCAGTTAACATTTAGTTCAACAGAATCTGCAACTCATAGTTCTGGCGCAACTATAACAAACTTGAGTTCATTATTTCTTAAAGAATTTTTATTAAAAACTAAAAATCAACTTCTCCCTGGACTCCAGGATAGGGAACTTGCTAGTCAAGTAAATCAAAATACATTTATTAAGTATGCAAAGGATTTTTACCTAAGCAAAGGAACTGATAGAGGATTTGAAGTATTATTCAAGGCACTTTATGCTGAAGATGTAAAAATTGTAAAACCAGCTGATTTTCTTACTACTCCATCAAATGCTCAATATAGAATCGTAAATGATCTTGTTGTAGAACCTATCTCCGGTAATCCGACAAACTTAGAGAATACAACATTATATCAAAATTCTTATGGAAAAAATATTAACAAAGCATATGCACCAATCACAAAGGTAGAAGAAATTAGAGTTGGTGCAGGCAAAACATATTACAAGATCTCGTTAGATTCTGGATATGATAGAGATATCAGAGTCAGAGGTGCTGTATATGGAGACTTTTTTGTTCAACCAAAAACTCAAGTAATTGGACAAATTTCTGCAGGATCAACTGCAATCACAGTTGATTCCACTGTTGGATTTGAAACACCCGGAGAATTATATGTAACATATAATGATAATAGTATTGGAGTTGTATCTTACACTTCAAAATCTTTAAATCAATTTTTTGATTGTACAAATGTAAATGGTACGATTGCAGATAAAGCAGTTGTTGGTATTAATACCTTTGCATATGCAAGTTTTGATGATGAAACTATTGAGGTAAGAATCAATTCGGTTATTAATAATATTTCTTATCCAAATAATACAGTCTATTATCGTAAAGGAGACACTGCCAGAATCAAAACATTAGGTGTATTTGATAATACTTTCAAGGCAAATAATTGGTTTTACAATGTTTCTCCCATTTATAAAGTAGATAGTATTGTTTTAGTTGATAGTTCGGATAATACTTATAGAGTAAACTTAAAAGTAGATCATTATTTTAAACTTGGTGATGCTGCATCAATTATTTCAAACGACGGATCTGTTAAATCAACAACCATCGTTGATATTCCATCATCAAAATCAATTTTGATCAGAGGTCAAGGATCTCTCTCTATAAATGGAATTTATACTTTTAAGAAAAACATTTTAAAGGTAACATCAAATTCTTTTCCTTCCGCATCTTTCTACACAACAAACGTACAAAATTTGTATAGAGACAAAGATACAAATAAGTATCTTGTTGCTTCTCCATCTATTCCTTCATATTCATCCCAACCAATTGAAACGACCGATAGATCAATAGTTTTTTCAGGAACTTTTAGTGGCGATGAGTTTCAAATTACATCCGTTACTGATCACGGATTTTATACTGGAGACGCAGTTTATTATACACCAGAAACTACTTCAACAAATATTATTAATGATTCCGGTGAAATTGAAACTATCAAAACTATTAAATCATCTTTGTTTGATGAGGGATTATATTTCATTCAAAGAGTTTCTTCAACTACTGTAAAGTTTGCTAAGAGTAGGTCAAATATCTACAACTCAAAATTTATCTCTCTTGATAATAATACAACTGTAACTAATAATAATATAAGACCATATTCATTTAGATTTAAAACTTTATCTCCACAGAAACTACTAAGAGAAATATCAACTCCACAGGGAGATGGTACAGTAACACCAACAAGCCCAGGATTTACTGGTATATTAATAAATGGTGTGGAGATTTTAAACTATAAATCTAATGATTCAATAAGATATGGCAAGATTCAAAAAGTAGATGTTTTATCTCCAGGATCTGATTATGATGTCATAAATCCCCCATCAGTCAATATATCAGATTCTGTTGGAACGGGAGCAACTGGATATGTTTCTGTTCTGGGTTCTTTATATGAGATTAGAATATTAGATAGAGGATTTGACTATGAAGAAACTCCAAAAGTAAACATTACTGGTGGCAATGGTCAAGGGGCAGAGGCTTCTGTGACAATGAATCTTATTAGTCACTCATCATCATTCAACTCAGAATCTCAAATTGGAATTGGAGTTACATCTTCTACTATTGGTTTTGGCACTTATCATAAGTTTAGAAATGCAGAACAAATTACTTATGTAACAGGAGCTCAAAAATCAGTTGGTGGTATTACAACCAATGCCTCATATTTTGTATCTGTTCAAAACCCCACTACAGTAAAACTTCATAAGACACAGGGAGATGCTATTGCCGGCATCAATACGGTAACTTTGACTTCTTATGGGGAAGGTGTTCATTCACTAAAATCTGTTAATAAGAAATCAGTAGTGGAAGCAGTTAATATTGTTTCCTCTGGATCAAACTATCAAAATAAAAAGAGAACTACTGGACCTAGTGGGATTAGCACTTCTCTCAACATTATTACTATTGCTGATCACGATTATAACTCAGGAGAAATTATTAAATATACTGCTGAAGGAACACCTATTGGTGGACTTACTTCAGGGTCTGAATATTATCTGACCAAAGTAGATAATAATTCCTTTAAACTTTCTAATATTAATGTTGGAGTTGGAACTACTAATAGAGATCTTTTCTACAGAACAAAGCAGTATGTGAATCTAACTTCTGCTGGTATCGGAACTCACTCGTTTAACTATCAAGATATTTCTGTAACTCTTGTTGGTAAGGTTGGTATTTCTTCTATTGGGTCAGAAACATTCCAAGCAAGAATTCAACCAATATTCAGAGGACAAGTAACATCTTTCCACCTTTCAAGCAATGGAGTTGGATACGGATCTTCG